GGGTTAAACTTACTTGAGCAATAGTCCAAACATTAACACCTCGATTAGCCCAATCTGAAAACATGATATTTAAAGAGCGACGGGCTGTTACTGCGTCATATCCTGTACGCAATTCCAGCCCAGCCAACTCATACGCCTCTTCCATGACGGCTGCCGTATCAAGACTAAAGGTCTTAGTTCCTGATGTTGCCATTACCTATGATCCTGGTGCTTCGTAGTATTTTAAAAACTCACACCAAACAGTATATTCATTACCTGCATCAGATGTAGAGGGTACTACCAAAAGTACATCTCCTGAATAACCTGAGGCTGCAGTATTTTTTAAACCACCAAACTCGCTAAAATCAAATGAATTATCGTAGCTTAGTGTTAAAAAAGTAACATCTGTTGTTGCATCCCAGTCTAAAGAAGCTGGTGCATCAGGTGCTCCACTGCATGTGTACCATATTTTATTTAAAGATACATGAGCGCAAGACTCACCGTTTACTGTGGAGGTGTTCAACGCAGAAACATCTACTAATGTAGTACTGCTAGCACTTCCATCTGAATAAACAGAACAATAAACAATAAGCTTTTTATCGTAATCATACTGGTTAGTAGGACCTGTGACTGTATTAGCCATAGTTTACCTCCTATTAAGCGTCAGCAAATGGTGTTACTAAAGTTCCTGATCCTAACAACTGAGCTGCAACATGATACTTAGCACTTGCTATAGCCGTTACAACAACAATACTACCTGCTAGTCCACCTTTAGTGGTACCATTTTGTGTGATTACATCATTAGATGCACCAGAAATAAAGGTCTTACCTGCTGCACTGTCATCGATGCCAGTGTACGCACCACCAACAAACTTATCTGTACCATCGGTTACTATGTCCATATCAGTTGCCGCAGTTACTACTATAAAAGTAAACTGAGCACCTAAGTTAGCTAATTGGTTTGGATCCGTTTTATCTGAAGGCTCTGTAACTACAATACTCGGAAGTGTAAACACTCCGTCTGCATCATTGCATAAAAGTGGTCTCCCAGCATGTGAAGCTACTGTAATTGTTGTGTTAGCCGTTAAGCTGACAACAGAGTTATACCCTGCATTGATAAACCCAGCAAGGGATCTTACTGGACCTGAAAAAGTTGATTTAGCCATCGTTTCCTCCTAACTAAAACTGCTGTATCATCTTGGAGTACGTCTGCCGAGTCAGTTGATACAACGTAATTATCTCGGGTTAAAAAATAGGGGAGAAGAAATCCTCTCCCCTAATTGTTTTATGCTCCTGGAGAACCATAAATACCACGCCAATCACTAAAGCCGAAGCTATAGCGTTCACGTGCTTTATACCTAACATTACCGCTCTCAAAATCACCTTCCATACCACTAGAAACAGGGGTACGAACAAAATGTTTAAGACCATTCGGAACGTCAGTTATAAGGAACCAAGCATCAGTGTCAGTAAGATAATGATTAACTGAATATCCGCCTGAGACCATTCCCATATTGCGGAGAGCGTTTATATCATTATCTGCTGTACCTACTCTGCCTGGAGTATTTAGTAAGCGATCCGCTACAAATTGCAAAGCCGAAGGAATTATTAATTTCTTCGATTGCGCATTTATCTTAAGAGCTCTTTCATCTTTAAAACCTGCAATATCTATCATTGCCTGTTCTAGAGAAGTCTCATTAAGATCAGCTGCTGTGCTTGGTTCATTCGCTAAATCACCAGCAGTTAAAGTGGGGTGATCGGTGGCCAATAAGGCTTTACCGTCACCACCAGCAGTTGCTCCAGCTGTGAATCCGTTATTTAAAACGTTCGCAGCTTTTACTTGCTTGGTTTGATGCATCGAACGTGCCAATGCACGAGTATATCGTGCTGACAGCGAATCATACAGGTTGTCTTCCATTGCTTCTTCTGTTAAAGAGAAAGCCAGTGCAATAGTTTCATGCGTATAACGTGCCGTGAAAACTTCTTGGGCATAGTCATAGATTACTGGTGCTCCTTCTCCTTTAACTGGTGCTTCCCCAAAACCCGAGAGCATTACCTCTTCTTCAAACGCACGATCCGAAGATTCTGTGTCGAAGATTTCAGTATGTTCATCTGGGTATTGATCGTATTCCAGTCCAAAAAGAGCATTAAGACCAGGAACTAACTCTTTTACAAGTTGTGCTCTGTTAATTGCCATTATTTACTCCTATTAAACTGCGAATACGCTAGTTGGGAAAGTGAAAAAGCCACGGGCATACGCTGCAATCGAATTACTAGGGGTTAGTTTATACCCCACATGTAACGCAATTCCAGAGGAAGTTGTTGCTGTTACGCCTTCCTTAGAACGTCCAGAATTACTGTCCCCAGCTGTTGTGCTAAGGGTGTACTTACTGCCTATGAAAGCTACAGTGGGGGTTCCCGCTGTAAATTGTGCTTCATAAACAATACCTGGATCGCTATAAACAAGGGCTTCAGCATCGGCACTTCCTAATGTAGCTGTATCTGCTGTCCAAACTTTCGAAAAAGTTGGATTACCAGAGCTATCATTATAATACACGCCATAAAATACACCGACAGGAGTACTAGTCGCCGTGCCTTGAGTTATATATCCAGAAGCAAGTGTAACCATGTCACCGCTATAAATAGCTGTGTCATATGCACTCTGGATTCTCATTCTTGCAGGACGAATAACACCACCATACATGTGATAAGCAGGCGTAAATCCATCAGGATCGTTTGTATTTGCCATTTTACTTTACCTATATTAAAGTGTTAATCTTCAAGAGGAAGCTTCCTCGTTATTCCTACTTCCAAACGTCGTACGACTAGATCGTTGAGGTTTTTCTATAGGCATTACAGGGTTACTTTCTCTCATTAACTGAGAATCTACTGCTTCCATAGTAGCTGCATTAACATCTTTGTAATAAGCTTCTCTTTCCGCAACAGTGTCCTCAGGGATCTTGGCTAAAATTAAACCACCCACTCCAATAATTCCAGCGTGTTTTCCATCCTCAATAGTAGGAGCTTCAAAATCTGGATGATCTGAGGCTCTTACAGGTTCGAATCCTTCACGAATACGTTTTGACATATTCGATTTGTCTTCTTGATTGAGGATACTTTCACGAATCCATCTGTATTTATATCCAGCTGGTGCTTTTGGGGCATCTAAACTGGAAGGGGGTTGCCAAGGTTTTCTGCGAGTTTGAGTTTCTCGGGACTCGGCAGAACGTGGTTCACGTTCTGTGGTGTCATTCATTTCTTCTGACATTTTATACTCCTATTGTTGAACATGCTTAGCATATTCTGCTAGAGGCACACCTAGCTTCTTCGCAATTGCGACTTGACTAGACGTGAGTTTTATCTTTTTAGATTTATTAACAGTGGTTGCACCTACGCTACCACCAGCTACTGCTTGTACAGGTTTATTAGCCTGTTCAAACTTATGTGGGAAAGCATCTTTAATTTTTTCATCTAAGACATCATAATACTGGTCAGAAGCAGGATTAATTCCTTGTTCTTCTACCAATTGTCTATGAAAAGCGAAAGCAGAAGAAGTCATCGCCACATCATCTCCAAACCATTTATTACGTGCTGCCCACTCCTGAGCTTTTGGATCAGGTGGTAAAGGTGTTTGTATTGGTGGATTTTGTAGGTCTCTTGCTTCATTTTCAATTTGCTTTTCTTCTCTTTCTTTTTGAATCCTAGTTAAGCTTTCCGCTTCTACCGATAATTTAGCTAACTCCTCTTGGGCAGCAATTAAATTATCGGTGTCGTTTTCTTCATGTGCTCGTTTTAAATTTGTTTTAGCTCTTTCTAGTTGTGAATCTACTCTTGTGTTATATTCGCTGAATAAATTATTGTCTACTTTTGATAGTTTTGTTTTTGTATCAGTTAACTCGTTTTTTACACTTTCTGCATATTTTAGTGCAGCCTGTTCACGCCTTTCGGCTTCACGCATTTTATAAGTAAGCTTATCAATACGTTTTTTAACAGAATCACTGTATTCTGCAACCTCCTGTTCATGTTCTTCAGAAACTTCTTCTACTTCTATAGGTTCTTCAACCGCAGGAGCTTCTTCAGTTACTGGTTCTTCATTTTCAGAAGGAAGTTCTACTTCTACTTCTTTTTCTTCTTCGTCTTCTACGACGTTTTGCATGGGTTGTTCCATGTTCATAGTCCTCGATGATAGCGTGAAATTCTAAAAAAGTAAATCATCCTGCTAAAATATCTTCAGGGTCATTGATTACTGCTAAAATTTCATCGTCGTTTAATAAACGCAAGTCTCCTCCTTCGATTTGAATTCGGGCACCTGCATACCTGCCAAAAATAATCCAATCACCTTCTTGACACCATGGTCCTTCGGGAAATTTACGATCATCTTTGTATGCATCTGGACCAAGCCTCACTACATAACCAACCACTGTTGCCAGTCGTTCTTTATCTACTGTTTGCTTAGCCAAATGAATTCCTCCTCTTGTCACTTTTCCTGGGACAAAAGGTAATATTAAAATTCTATATCCTGTGGGGGTTGGAAGTTTTGCCTGTAGAGAAGTGTCTTCCTGTAGTTTTTCAGGAGTAAAAAAATCTGGTTCAGGTTCTGCTTCTTCAGCACTAAAGTTTTCCACAAAATCAGGGACAATCTTACCTTCTTTTTCTTCTGAGCCAAATTTACTCACTGTCTTCATATTCTACTCTCATCCTTTTATGCAGGTCTAATATTTCTTGTTCGGCAAACTCTAGACCTGTTATTTCGCCGACTATTCTCTGGTACTGAGGATAATCCTTAGCCCCACCACTTGCAAGCATATCAGAAAGTTCTTGTTTACGCTTTCTGTATTGCTTGAGTAGAAACTCTGTTGTTTCTAACCAATCCAACTACTTCCGTGCTCCTCTGCTTTCGTCCCTTCTTGATTTCTCGCTTTGACTTTTGGTACTTTCTTTTCCTCTTCTCATTCCTAAAGATTCATCAAGTTTATCATCAGCTGTTTGCTTTTTTCTAGACCCTTTCTTTTTGGCATGAGGCGGATAGTCCTTAGTGCGTTTATACATAGTTACTCCTTAATAAAATTTAGTTGTTTTTCGACGATCATCCATCACTTTTCCACAAGCTCTAGCAATTCCAGCTTTCACTGGTCCACCATCATCCATACGTTTGGTTTTCCCACCAGCTTTATCAAGTGAAATAGCAACTGCCTGTTTTTGAGGGTAGCCTTCACTCTTTAATTTACTGATGTTACTAGAAACAGTTTCTTGTGATGATCCTTTTTTAAGTGGCATTATTTTTTCTTTTTAACCTTTCCGCCACCACCGTAACCTTTAACTTTTCCTCCATGAAAATAGCCTCTTACCTTGATGTCTTCTTTTTCCATTCTTTTTGAACGTTGGTCTTCAGTTTCTACTGGTCCACCACCAGCATAGCCTGTGTACTTTTTACCTTTTGGCATTACGTCCTCCCGTATTCTACGAACTTCAAACCTTTCTTGGCAGCTCCGCCACCTTTAGCTTTTCGGGTAATCTTTTTAATTTTAGTACCGTCTAAACCTTTAATTGGGTTCTTTTTGATTCCTGGATATCCCTCTTTACTTGGCATATTTAGTCTCCTCTACTTTTAGTGTCAGCTTCCCGTACCTGTTTAAGCGTATCCGCAAACGTACGATCAGCCTCCTGTTGTGCTTGTATTAATGTTTTCTCTCTGTCTGCTGCAATCTTCATTTCGGCAATTGCTTCAGTAGAGATTATTTTCTCTGCATCAAGTTGTGCTTGAGTAGCATCTTTTTGTGCACGCTGGGCAATTTCCTCTTTTTGAACTTCAATAACTGGATCTATTCGTTGTAGTTCAACAGCTTCTTGTACAGCTTTCGCTCTACCTGTTACCTCAGCAGTGGCTTGCGCAGAAGCAAACGCAACTTGATTCATTATTTCTGGTGTCATTTGCTCCAGAGGCGGTAACGGTTGCCCCATTACCTGTTCAATTTGCTGTTTGTATAGCATCGCTTGATGTTCTTGTATATTAGCACTGATTGTTTGTATCGCCATTGGATTATCCTGAACCATTGGGTTTTGTATAAACGCACTATGTGCTGCAATATAGGCTTCGTGATCTTCCCACTCGAAAGCCTGTATCGGTTGTCCTAACATGGCTGCCTGTTCCTCGGAAATAGGATCCCTCGGAGGCACTTCTTGTTCTTGTTGAAACAAAGAGTCTACGTTCTTTATTTCTAAAGCATCGTACATTCTACGATACGCTTCAGGTAAGTTATGTATATCTGGTGATGCCTGTGCCATTTGCAACATTTGTTGTGCGATTAACACACGCTGTGCCATGGAAAATATATTAGGGTCACTCACAGGTATAACATCTACTCGCTCGTCAAAGTCCTGTGCCATCACATAACCCTGTCCTCCTGGAAGAGCATAAGGATATTGAGGCGGTAAGTACCTTGCGTACAGTGACGCTAATAATCTGAATTCTTTCTTTTGTGCAAAATGTAAACGCTTATGAATAGCACTCATTACTTTAGTGCCACGTTCTAACATCGCTACCGTTGTGCCTACTGGGACTTCTTGATTACCTAAGTCCCCCATTTGCATATCTGTGATAGAAGCAAATCTTCTACCTGAATCTACCAATACACCCAATAATTGAGCTAATACATTAGAAGGCTCTTTATAAGGTAACGGCATTAAGGCGTCCCGAATAGTAGAACCAGCTACATCTACATCTCTAAACTCTCCTGGTTGTAGGGGTTCGTTTTCGCCTTGAATACGCATCCCTCTGGCTTTAAAGCCTGCAGGTAAATTAGCTAATGTTCCTGCGTCAATTAATTGTCTTAATATCGAAGTAACCGATTTAGTTAAACCACCAATCATGTGGATTAACCCAAACCCATAAAACCCTAGTCCTGGCAAGAATTTGTATTGTACAAAATAATCTAACTTACTGTAGAGTGTATCATTAGGTTCCCAGTTTCTACGGATAGACAGTATTTTAGTAGTGTCTTGACAAATAGTTACTATATAAGGGCACGCAAATCCATGGTCTTCTATTTCTAATAACTTTAAGTCAACATGCATTTCTAAAACAGTATAGAGGTCATTATTATCTGCGTAATTAGGTTTAACCCCTTCCATTCTGTCTATCTTTTCTTGAACTTGGTTTTCCGTAGGGATACTGGCTCCTGTTAATTCCATGTCTAAATACATACCGTTTAGTTGCATTTTACGCAAATCATTTTCGGTCATAGTCATAACGTGAGTGTATCGTGGTGAATTAGATAAATCAGTAGTGGCATAACTCACCACGAAATCTTCTGCCTTAACAAAACGACTTACCGTTCTGTCTAACATTGTATCAAAATAAACTTTTTTAAACGCACTTCCCGATAACGGTAGATAAAACAATAATTGATCCATTTCAGGATCGTATTCTTCCATAACATGCGTAATCTGATAATTCATAAATTCTTTTACACGTCTAGATTGTTGAATTATTTCCGAATTATCATCACCCACCACTTGTGTACTGACTGGTCCTCCTGGAGGCAATAATTCTTTATAGGCTTGTGATTGAAATTGAGTGACCGCTTCACTTAATAAAGGGTGGTTAACTCCACTGGCTCCCTCGAACGGCTGGGTACGTTCTTCTTGTTTTATACCTAATAAGTCTAAGCCTTTAGCAAAGGCAGTGTACCAATCACTTCTAGATTCTTTATCTTCTTCAAAGTAACCTGTTAGTTCACTGGCTAATTTACCTAGAGTGTCATCATCTAGGTATTCTGCTAAATTATCCTCAAAATTGGTTTGGGGGGATTCTACTTGAGGGTCTAAATCAATAACGGTAGCATCATCGTCTTCTTCTATCTCTAATTCAATTTCTTCTTCGGGAAAAGGAGGAACTTCATCAATTTCGCCCAATACAATAGAGGTGCTTTCTTTTTCAATCGCCACAATGGTACCTCACTTTATAATAACTATTATTAATAGTAAACCATTTTCCGTTCACGGTAACTTTCGTATTCATCTTCATAATCTGAATCCAATTGGATAAAGCCTCCTTGACGAAATCGCAATAACGCCTGACTCATACTGTCCACCAAGTCATCGTGGTCACCTGCAGGAAAAGCCACACATTCTTCTATCATTTCATCCGCCCATGGTTCGTCAGGCTTCCAGACCATGCCCGATTCAAATAACGGTGAACATGAATTTACTCTAGCTACTTTGTCTGATCCTTTACTCGGGGTAAAATTTTGTACTGGTACACCAATTCGACGTAATTCTTGGGTTAACGGAGTCCCACTCCCTTTAGACTCTATAATAACGGTATCGGGTTCCCAGTATTCGTATAACTCGAGGGCTTTCTTTTTAAGTTCGGGGAATTCTAGTCTATCTTTTACGGAATCGAGTAATACTATGTGTGCTGCTTCCCCTGTGTAGAGTTCTTCACCGATACGTCCTTCAGGGTAAAACACACCCCAAGTAGTAATCGCACTAAAGTCACTGGTTTGAGTTTTTAAAAAAGCGGTATCGTAACTTTGAATAATATACTCACACTTAGGTGGTTTTTTGTGTGTCCATTCTTTCCACCATTCCCGTTTAATAAGTGCACCTTCTTCTGCCGTCGGTTTCTGCATGTACTGAGCATGCCATTTTGGACCTTTACCCAATGCTGCGTGTACGCTTTCTAGTTCTTCTAGCGACCAATACTCTGGCCAGACAGGCTCACCACTCGGTAAAATCGCAGGAAGCTCAATAACTTCCCACTGATCATTTTTTAAACCTTTGCCCATATCCCTAATTAAGCGACCAGTTAAATCACGCACTGACCATCGCGTCATGACTATTACTATAGCTCCTCCTGGCTGTAACCTCTGACGAGGTCCAGAAGTGTACCATTCATAGGCTTCATCTAATGCCGTTTTAGACATAGCATCTTGTTCTGAGTGGGGATCGTCTATTATAAATAAATCCGCACCCCGACCAGCGATAGCACCACCAGTACCCACCGCATAGTATTCCCCCAGTATTTTAGGGTTCTTTTTAGACCGAGTTTCCCATTTCCCTGCTGCCTTACTGTCGGGATGTAACATTAC